ACCGGAACCAATCCAGCGACAAGCCCCATCGCAATATCTTTCGGGTTCGTGTTGCCTGTCATGTAGACAGCCAATCCACCGGCGAGAGAGCTTCGGAGCCAAGAGACGAGAAGTTCTTTCATCTTGATCATTTTTTCTCCTTTACTTTCGCAACCTTTGGCGGAATAGGTGGAAAGTCCAATTCCGACGGTGCGAAATTTGGTCTCCCGAATCCGACGATAGATCCGCCGGCTGTGTATTGACGCGTCTTGATCATTACTTCTCCGCCGTTGCGTTGAGATCCTGATCCTGATGTGTTGCCTTCGATCGTAGTGATCCATCCGTCGCCGTCTTTGTCAGCTTTGATGACGATTCCGATGTGTGAAATTCTGAACACTTTGTCGTCCGGAAAATCAAAGAACGCAAGATCGCCGCGCTGTGGTGTCTCATGCCATCGACCTTTAGTTTTGAACGCTTTAGATCCGGCAAGAGTTGAGACCACACTTGGGATCTTGACTCCGGCTTCATTGGCGCACCAGTTGACGAAAGAACCGCACCACGGTAAGCCGTCGGCTCCGGTAAATTTTCCGTACTTGGTCAGATTCTCGCCCTGCTCGATATAGCCGACCTCTTTGAGTGCGACTTCAATAAAGCGTTGAGCTGTGTTTTGCGAATAGATCACAGAGAAGCGATCTCGTCCGCTGTGAGACCAAGCTCGGCAAGTTTGGCAAGTGCTGAGGCTCTAGCTGTTGCCTTTGCTTCTAATTGCGCAATCTCGGCGTTTTCCAATTCTGCCGCTTTGTCTAAAATTTCTTGTTCGGTTGGGCGTTTTGCTGGTTCATTATTGTAAACCAGCGTTGAAAGATCATTGTCAATATAAGTCCATTCAGACCCAGAAGATAATTCTGTTAACGCTTTACCGATAAAATATGATTTCATTATGCCACCTCTAATAATATTAACCGACAGTTATTCCAGTCTATTTGACTAGCATTATTAACGTTTGCCTGACATTTATAAGTAGTTGCCGAAGTAGTCGCTGGTGAATCTATATAAATTACAGTATTTCGATAGTATACATATTTAGCTTGCGTGGTATTTAAACCTTGATCAATGCCGATTGTTTGAGTGTGTATTTCAGTGGCTCCGCGCACTAGATTTTGCACGGCTGTTATAACTGTTGACGAAGTTGTATTTTGCGTAATATATCCACCAAAATAGGCAAGACAAATTATTTTATTTGCTGAACTTTGCGGAGTAATTGTTGCCGTCATATTAGTCATATTGACCAAAGAGCTGCTTGTTGTAGATCCAGTGGCTACCGCCGACGAATAAACAATTTGTTTGATTGCTGGTGCGCCGCTTGCCGCTATCCATTCAAGACCCGTTGCTTGTGCAGAATTTGCGCTGAGGACATATCCGTTAGTTCCAGCCGCTAGGCGTGAGAATGTATCGGCTCCGGTTCCAACAACAAGATCACCTTTTGCGTCGATAGCTGTTGCCATTGAGTTCGTGATTGTTACAGCTCCAGAAGTGCCACCGCCGGAGATTCCGGTTCCAGCTGTGACTTCGGTGATGTCTCCGCCATTAGTCCAGATAAAATCCATGTCGGTATTCGAATTCTTGGCGAGGACTTGTCCGGTCGTTCCACCTTCAAGATCCATAAGCGAAGTGTCGATTGATTGACCGAGCGTCCGGATCGCGGCGGCTCCGTCCTTGACGAGATCGGTATCGTCCGGCGTCTCCCAGCCGAAGTTTGTTGTCGTTGCCATTTTCCTTCTTTCTATGCTACGACTGTGGCGTGTTCCCAGTCGAGTGTAGGGGATAAAGTGTTCCAGCTCTCGGATATCGGAACCGAGTTCCAACGGAAAGCCGTGAGCGAGAACGCCACCGGCGAAAGATTAACCGTGATCGATAAAGTGTTAAAGCTTGCGCGAAATGTCCAGCCTTCGACGAATCCTTGAAATTCTCCGTCGTTCATGTTGATCGGTAGATTTGTGACATTCATTGGGAGTCCCATAAATACCGCGATGAGAGTATTGCGATCGCCGTCGGATAGTTCCGGGTTAGTTAGTGCGTAAGTAATCGAATCGAATTTCGCTCTTGGATAACCTCGGAGAGATAAGTATCGATCGGCTTGTTCTTGCGCGTCGGCTGTGTGTCGAACTGTCGTGTTGATAATTGCCGCGAGATCGCCATAAATAGCAATCGAAGCCGGGTCGTTAACTGTGACCTCTGATCCGTAATTGTTGCCATAAGTAAGCGTGATGTCATTTCTGACATCTCCGCCGCGTGTACGAATTGAAAGTCCCGAGCCGATTGCGTCATTAGCTGAGACATCAAGATAACCGTTTGCCGCTAGATATTCGCTTCGGTGTGTTGCGTCGGCGTAGCCAATCCGACCGGCAGAATCCTCGTAAATATAACCAAAGCCCGAAGTCGCAATATTAGAGACCAACGAGTAAACATCGGTCACACTTGCGGAGCGTTGATGAAGTTCATAATCTCCGGGCTGATCGATCTCACCGAGTCCGGTGTTTTCCGCGTCTGTCCAATCTTGCGCCGGATCGTAAGCCGCCCAAGTCGTCGCGGCTGGAACCGCGTTCCAATTCGCAAAGAGAACAGCTGAGAGAATTGTGTAAATCTGATCTCCATCGAAGTCGTGAGATAAGACTCCTTCGGTGAGTGCCTTTGGAAGCCTTGAGAGAGCCCCTAGCGCGACAATCCGAACGACCTGTGTAAATCCGGTCGATCCGGCTCTAGCGACCTCGATAGCGACATCGGAGACCGATCCACCGAATATCGGGACGAACGCGCCTGTCCCGTCTTTGACTTCGACTGTGAGACCGTCATTGATTGAGACCGTGACTGACGCCGTGTTGAGATTTATCAATTCGAGAGCGCAATACCCGGCGACGGGTTGCTGATAAATATCCGTCCGACCGCTTGTGATCGTTAAATTGGAAAGAGTGACATTTGTGTATTCAACCGCGTTGATCTTTACACGCCAGTCGGGAGCCCAGTTTGTCACACTAGGATTCCGGCTCCGCCAAGTGTGCCGCGAGCTTGCGAATCGTTAAGAATTGAGACGATCTGGCGAGCTGTGGATTCTGAATCGATCGCACCGTTGACGGTCAGATTGATCGACGCACCGCCAGAGAATCCGGCTGTGTTGAACTGTGGAACGGCTGGAGCCATTGGAACCGAAGTCTCGAATCCTGATCTCCTTGCCGAGAATTGTTCTGGAATGTTAGGAGCTGTAAAATCTCCGACTAGGGCTTTGCGAAGTGTTACCAAGAATTCTAAGAACTTAGTCCAACCGCTTTGAAGTTGAATTGGATTTTCAAAAAATCTTTTGATTGCCGCGAGCGCATTGACTACAGCTTGAACGGCTACTGCGACGGCATTCGCGGCGAATGTTATGGCGTTTAAAGTCTTTGCGAATCCTTCTAGTGCGTTACCTTTACCGCCGGTTAATTCGTCAACACTTGAAAAGAGTAGTCCAATTCGTGAGCCCAATTCCGAAATCTTAATTCCGGCAAGATTGGCGGCTCGCTCGACATTGGAAATCTTAGGCTCAAAGGAATCAATACGCCTTCCAGCGTATTCGGTTGCTACTGAAATACCCTTATCCCCAGTAAGTCCAGCGATGAACGCATTGAGAGCCGGAACTCCCGAATCCATAATAAATCTTGTAAACTTTTCTAATTGTGGCAAGAGTGCGAATCCAATGGTTTCTTTCGCTTCATCAAAAGCAACATTTAACCGATCGAGGCGACCTTGAAAAGTTTGTGCCTCATTAGCGGCGAAGCCGGCAAATGATGTTTTCAAGTTGTTGTAAACTAAATCAAAATCTTTTGTCTTAATAATTGATTGATCGATTCCAAGCCCTAATCTGCCGAGAGCATTTGTATTCCCATCGTAGGCTTTGCCTAAACTGTTAGCAATTGCTTCAAGCGGCTTTCCGGTTGCCGAACTTATGTCAAGAGCAAGATTTAAAAGTTTTGTTGCTTCCTCTGTGTCTTTTGTTGATCGAATAAGTCGGCTAAAAGCTGGACGCAATTTGTCATCGGTTACGCCTGTGGCAAGAGATGTTTGTGTAATGTAATTTTCAACCGCGGCGACTTGAGCAAGTGTTGCCCCTGTAGTATTTTCTAAAGTTTGAGCAAGAATTCTTTGAGCCTTTTCATCGTCTAAAGCAGACTTGACTCCATCGATTGCCGTCTTAAGTGCAAGCGCACCGATTGCCGCTCCAGCGGCGGCGGCGGCTACTCCAACAGCTTTGAATGCTCCGCCTAGCTTGTCGCCAAATGTGCTAGAAGTGTCCTCGGCTTGTTTAAGTCCTTTAACGAGGTCGGCTGTATCCGCAAGGATCGAGAGTTTGAGCGTGCGTGAACCTGCCATTAGTCATACTCCTTCAAGATACGATCGAATGCGCGTTCCCATTTGTCAATCAATTCCGGCTGGATCGATCTAAGTGTTGGATAAATAAAATAGCCGGCAGAACCGCCACCAAGTCTCGGAGTGCGTCTCGGGAATTGCTTATATCGATTGGAACCGAATTCCAGACCAGCCCAGAGTTTTTGAGTCGTACCACCGCCAGAAAATTTTTGTGCCGCGAAGCCGAACGAAACTTCCCCGATCTTGGACGACTTCGCAACCCTTGAGCCTTCGGCAACACGACGCACAGCCGTCCCCGCGACGGTTCGGGTTTGAGCTGTCTCTCTGACTTTAAGCTGTAAGAATTCCGCTAGGGCTGAGGATTCACGCTTTGCGGCTTCGATACCTTCATCGGACATCGCTTTGAATGAACGAGTGATCGCGCGAAGTTCGGCTTTGTCATACGCGATTTCTACGCTCATTCCGCTTCTCCAATACATCGATCGCCGTGAGAATATCCTCTGCCGTTCGCCATTCGCTCATTGGAATACCTGTCTCGATTGCTAACTCGACAAGTAATCGTCCTAAGCTTCCGGCTGTGTGTCTTTTGGGAGATCATCACCGATCGAGAAATCCGAGACCGTCTCACACCA